GGTAACACTTGAAAATCCGTTAAAATATGCATTAGCATATACATTAAAATTTCCAAGATTTAAGTTTGCAGTCGCTCCGGTGTAGGGTACCAAATTATTAACATAAGCCGCGCTGACTGTGTTAAACACATATTTTGTACCGGCCGAAAAATTAACCGCGCTTCCTGCATTACTTGAGGCTTCAATTGTTGTACGTGTAAGTACACCACTTGCAACAGTTCCCTCACCAACTTCCCACTCTGTTTCTGTTGAATTTACAATGCAATATTTATATGTTCCGTTAGTGAAAGTCTTGTATCCGACAACAGCTCCGGATAAGGTAAAAGTACCTGTACCGGTCGAAGTGGAAGTTTCTTTTATTCTATCAAAAAATGTCATTGTATATTTATTATTCCGTTAGTCTGGTTAAAATCAAGGACAAAAGAATACCCGTTATTTAGCGTTAAATTGCTGCCATAATCCGCCCAACCTATCAGCAAATCGTTATCACTATTGTAAAGAACAGCGTAACGGAATGGCCCAATATTACCACCAAAAGCCGACAAGGTAGCATCCGCGCAAATTAGCTTGTATACCCCTGCTGTTTGTGTACTGCTTACATTCGATAGTGTTAAGCCACCTGCCGCGTATCCATTACCTGAGCTTATTTCTATGATGTCGGCAGTATCAAGGTCAGTAGCAAGTGGCAAAGTATTTGACAGCATCACCTTTAACACATCGCTTCCAAGGTTATGGTAACCTTCAGCAAGTGCTTCTACGAAAGAATTAAATTTATTGAACGCTGCCATAATCGAAATAACTTAAATTTTATCAATTGCACCCTAATTAGGCCAATTTATTTTACACTGTTTGTGTTAAGGTCACCGCAGTAGCAAAAAGTCCGTTTGTGCAAATCGGGATTACATAAATTGTATTACTGCCACTTGCAAGCTGTATCGGAATAACTCCGGTAGTGTTGCCCGTCCAGTCTGTAATTACAACAGGCGCGCCGTTAATGGAATAGCCGATTGAATCGCAGCCGCTGCTCGATGCTGTGATATTTATCTGATAGTTATGTGCAGGATCGTCCGCCCTAGTGCTAATGTTAGCCGATAAAGTAGCTGTGCAAGGTGTCTTCGTGTCGAAAATATCAGGTTCACCGGTTCCGGTTATTTTGAACGATTCCGTAGTAAAGCCCTCCGTAGGGCCGTTGAAGGAGCTTGATTCTATCACACCGCTGCCAAAGATGGCCTTAACGTTCGAACTGCTGTCTTCAAAAGTAATTCTAAAAAGTACCTCATGGAATGCGATTTGCTCAGCCAACAAATCAAAAGCAGCGGCATCCGTTTCGTTGAGTTTCATCACTCCGTTAAGGCTCACCGTATATCCCAATGATTGCGGCTTGTATCGCTTCCACACACCATCACCTACGGTTTTCGTAGGTTTCAATTCTGTTGTAAATTCGATGGATATATCTGTAGCGCAAACAAAGTCTCTGTAAGCTCCGTTTTTGAATATACGCATGATGGCATTACTGCCAAGTACTGGATCTGCCATTATTTAAAAATATAGTTAAATTCGTCTGTTGTTCCTGTTTGTGTGCCATCGTTGGAGTCCTTGTAAACTTCCATAAAAGTAGCGCGGAAATTTCCGGTTAGCATATCTTCCTCTACACTTGGCACAAGTACAAACTTACGATTTGGTGAAATATTGGTGAATGTATAACGCTTCGCCAAATCTAAAGGAGCAGCTGTTTCGTTTGTGAAATCGCCCTCAATTTTCAAAAATCTACGATAAGTTTGGTTATACTTTCCGCGATTAATTAGCTGCTTCCAATTTAGCACTTCGCTGTTCGGATATCTGCAAAAGGAAGTAGAAATCAAATAACGAACGGAGGATATTGTACAGAATAACGACCCCTTAATAATTTTCTTTGGACTATCTGAAATTTGCACCGTTCCCTGATAGGTATCAGGAAAAACAGTTGTTTGTGCATTGATATGTTTATCACCTGTCAAATTAAAAATAGAACCGCGTGAAGAAAGTTGCAGGTCTATTTTGATGTCCTTAAAATATACTTCATTGCCACTTGTTTGCACATCACCTCGACCCAACAGCAAAAAACAAGTACCTGAGGCAGGAACCTGCACACTGTCAACTGAGAAAGATTTCCATAGTGTAGTATCTTCAGTTGTAGAGTATTGAGCAAAAGCGCTATTTGGAGTATTCAACCAACTACCTGAATTATCAAGACTGTACCAATCACCGGTACTTGATCCACTTGCCCCATCTTTCAATATAATTAACGAAGCCAAATAAAGTGTACCGACTGATTCATCCACTTTTGTCCGGGATGTTACAGATATGCTTATTTTATCTCCATTATCGACAAAGAAATCTATGTTATTGTTTCTTATGTAATTTTCGAGCTGTGTATTTGGTGCAGTTGAGTCTATTGGAACTACATAGTAGCGGTCTGTCATGTTTCCGAATCCGTCAACATCTTGCTTTATAAAAGCATATACACTTGATGCGCTTTGTGAAGTTGGCTGCCCTTTGTAGTGTGTCCAACCAACCATATTATAACCTCCAGCCCCTGAATTAAAAGTACCTAACCTTTGCAGCGCCTGATTATTGACCAAATCAGTTGGCACAACATAATCAAACTGATTCACTACCTGCCTGTTGGCAAATTTAGAGCTGATTGTTTGGCTTTCATTTATCGGATAAATTACTTCATCACTTCCAACATTTGAGCCGACTATTGAAGCAGTACTGCCGCTTGATACAGCACCTGCACTTGTGTAGTCTACATAGTACCAACTACCGGGCAGATATTGGCGTTCTGCTAAGGTTACAATCTGCCACTTCCCTTTATGTTGTACAACGTGCGCCCAACCTTGCAGAATAATCTTCAGCGCATCGTAGCAATTTTCATACTGCCCTGGCTCTTTTAGGAAAGTACGTGCGGAAACTTCGGCTTGATTAAACAGGTCATAGGTTAGCGCATCGCTCTTGTCATACATCGAATTCCAAAAGTATCCGCAATAGGCCATAATTGGTAAGCCTAAATCAGTTTTGCTTAAAGCCCCTGCGATGTAGTCTATCAGCAAATTGAAATTCTCGAATTCGTCACCGTTAACATCAACAAGCTCGTAGCCTTTCAATAGTCCAATGCTATCCGTTGCCTTTAGATTAATTTCGTAGGGCTGATCCTGAAAAGGACTATTACCTTCATCAGGTGTAATGAATCCGATGAAATAGGTATAGCTATTGCTGATAACTTCAACTTTCCATTGATTGTGCGAAGATGTTATAAAAGTTTCCCATGTTAACGTACTGCCAACATCCGACCAAAGACTAAATTCAAGTTCCTTGCTTAATATAGTCGCATAACTGTCTTGCTCGTCTGAAATAGTATTAACCTTACACTGTGTTATATGGAAGTTGATGACACTTGTAGGGATTACATCTGGGTCAAGTTCGTAAATATTAACCTCAACAAGCTGATTCTGTTCGTTGGTAAAATTTGCCGTATATGTAAGATAATAAGCCATTATACAAATCTACTCCTCCGCGCGCTTGTTCGTTGCTGTTGTAAGTAAATATTTTCACCGCTCAAAATACCAGTTACAAAGATGTTTTTATTTCCGCCAACGATGTTATCCAATTTAGATAATGGTATAACCGCCTCAGGACCTGCTTCACCGATTAAAGCGCGTGTTGGGCCGGTTACAATGCCACCGTCTGCGAATTTGAAGCCAGCAAGTTGTCCAAAAATACCGCTGAAATTTTTAGCGAATGAGGCGCCACCTGCGGCAGAACCTGGGAAAGCAACTGAAATAATAGCCGCAAATATTGCAGCTGTAACAGCGGCTGCAATTAATTTCTTTATTACACCTGCAATCGCTTGCCCAAAAGCTGACAAAGCATTTTTAGAACCTGAAAGTATATCTTCAAATAAGTTAGTAAAAGCTGGGCTTAATGTATTGATTAATAAATCTGAATATTGTTTGAGTTTTTCTAAATTGAATAATTCCTTACCACTTTCAGCATTTTTTTGCAATTCTTTTCCAATATTAGCAATTGAATTTTTAGTATCAGCAAAAACATCTCTATTTGCAGCTAACCTATTGGTATATTCATCTAAAACATTTTGAGTAGCAAATGGGTCAATAAGCGAATTTCTCATTGCCTGCCCCATCTCAGTTAATGCAACTGTAGTGGCTTTAACTGTTTTTAGAATAAGAATACGACCTTCTGGCTTGTCCTCCTTATTTTTATCCTTGCTTTGTACTTTAAATTTTAAAGTTTCATCAACTGCTTTTCCCAGTTCAGTGCTTAGTTGATTATACCCATTTTGAAGGTCTGAAACAGATTTAATTTGTCCATCTATTTCACTTTTAACATTACCTAAATTATTTTGAAGTGCTTCAAGTTTCCCTCCAAATGCATTAGAAGTAATACCTGTTCCACTTGCACCAACTACGTTAAGTTTAGATTGAGACTTTTCAACATCTGCTATTTGTTTTTGATAACTATCATATAATAACAGATTCTTTTCAAGTGCTGCTCTTTGCTTAGTTAACTCAATTGCTGTTTTTCCTATTTCTTCTTTAAACCCTTTTACAACAGCTTCAGCAATCAATGATTTTGTTAATTCATCAACCGCCTTTGTTAAACCAATAACCTCTCCTTTTTCAATCTTTAAATCTTTGAAATAGGTTTCATTAATTTTCTTAAGCCTAGTTAGAGCATTAACCCTTTGTTCGTAAGGTAAATTTGAGTTATTAACTGCTTTAGCAAGTGCAGTTATTTCTTCAATTTGTGATTGAGTGGAAGATTGAGCATTGAGATAAATTTCATTTATCTTCTTTTGCGTTTCAGCTTGTTGGTTAGTCTTACTTAATAGTGCATCAATTGCATTTCCTAAACTCCCATACTTCTGTATTGCAGTTGTAACAAGCGCAGAAACCACACTGAAACCCACCGCAATACCGGCCGGCCCTGCAAGCGATGAGCCTAAAGCCTTTAAGGCACCACCTACGGAACCAGTCTCTTTTTGCAGCTGCCCAAACGAACTTAACAGCGGATCTAAGTTATTCTGAATTGCAATAAATCCAAAGGGAGCATCCGAAGCTACACGTGATAGATTGGTGAGGGCATATTGAGCTTTGCCACTCGCTTGATTAATCTGTGTAAGAGATTTCACTGCGGAATTCGTAGCCTTATCAAGGCCTGAGGCATCCGCGTTAATAATTAATTTTATTTCATTATCAGCCATCTCTTAAACCTGCTTTTATTTCTAATTGTTTACGCTTTTCGTACCACTCTTTCAGCTCCTCACCTTTCAAGTCCTTTAACCGTTTCGGATCGCCTGGAAGCTCTAACAAATCACTCATCTTTGTGCCTTTCTTCAAATAGCCTACAGCCGAATAATAAGCCACAAATCTGACCCTATGCCACTCCGACAATTCGCGCTTCATGAATCCTTTCCGTTTGGCTACAAACTGCTCCATAGTGTACTGGTCAAGCTCCCAAGGATGGAGACCCATTTCACCGTAAGCCTCGGCTAACAATTCCGACCAACCGAACGGCTCACTATTGCTGTGTGTCGGCTGTACCGGGTGCCTCCACCGAAAAAGCCAATGTGAAAGCCTGAGTCACCTTTGTAGCATCTTCCATGCCAAGGTCAGAAACCCAATCGGTTACTTCCGCATCTGTAAAGTCTGGTTGTTTCTTGAGGCTTAGATAATTGCTTAACAAGGCCGCGTGAACTATAGACTTCACAAACTTGAACTGATCGGAAGGGTTGCCACTTCCTGCAAATTTCAACGGGTCGCTGTCTGTTATTTCCCCAAGGAAGCGAAGCGTTCCAAAGTTAAACTTTAAACCACGCTCCATGCCTCCCAAAAATAGGGTCATGTAGTTTTTACTCATTTTATTGGTCGTTTTTATTAAACAGTTGTATCAATAGTTCCACTGAAAGTGAAAGTCGCAGTAAACTTAATCAAATCACCTTCGGCAGCTGTAACCTGAATACTTGAAATATAGCCTACACCGGTAGCATAAACGGCAGTACCTACAGCAACGGAACCGCTGATAGCATTTTGATACTTAGCGTAAAGTTTAGTCTTGTTATTGGTGTATCCTGCGAGGTCATTGAATGACAACTCGGTACTTCCAGGCGCGCCATTAACAACACCGCTGAAATTGATGGTTCCTTCAGGAATATCAACAGCTGCAAAGCTACCACACTTCGTTTTGGTAGTGTTTACATTTGCTGAAAGGTTGAAGTCTGAAGACTCTTCGCAGGTAATGGTTTTAAGGCCGGTTGCACCTGTAGTATCTGTTGAAATTTGCAGGGTAACTATTGACCCTAAAAGTTCTGTAGCCATTGCTATTTGTTGTTTGTGTTATTTATAAAATTGGTTCCTTGAATGCTCTGTAAACGATTTCACCGTACGCCACTTTGCCACTTAACACCGCATAAGATTGAAACTCCCACACACCGGACTGATCAATATCACCGCTCAATACTGAATATATCAAATATTGCGTCGATGGTGTAGCTGTCCAATAACCGGTGTCTCCGTTCGGTTTTTTATACAATACCCTTGCTGTTGTAGCTCCGACTACCGAAGTACCACAGTCAAGCGTTATGGTGATTAATGTTTGTTTATTAAATAAGCTCATCCTGTTATGTTTGTTTCAAAGGTTGATGGCCATCCAATGCCCCTCGTATCTAACTTACTTTTATCTGCAAGTTGTGGCTCCACAATAGACTTCCATGCCAATAATTTGTATTCATGCACTCCTATGACAAACGTTTGCATATTAACGTTATAATAGGCCGTGTCGATAGACAAGTAAATTATATTCCCTGCGCTTGGTAGTGCTGAAAGTGGTAAGGCTGATATGGGAGCGAAACCCAACATCATTGTATGACCCTATTTCTAATTACCAATGTTTTTTTAATCTCGAATCCTCTTGCCGTTTGTATTGCAATATCGTCCACTGTGTTCACGAGCTTTGCGTAGCTAATTTTGTAAGGCGCATCGATACTTAATCCGTTGGTAGTCACCGTTGGAAAAAGTATGTCTGTAATTTGGCTTGCAATTACATCAGGGATTGTTTTACTTGTAGCTGACCTTTGTACCGAAACGATTTGCAAGTTCACATCGCATTCACCTGCAAAATAGCTTTTCGTGTTTGCGCTGGTCATGTTTTGAGTCGTAACCCGAACATAAAAGAATTCGTCAGTCTCAGCTTTATCATCCATGAACGGCACATCTTTAATGCCGTATTGAACGTTGCCGTCCAATGCAGCTATGTATGATGCTCTTAATGCCGTTCCGAAATCTGTCATCGTTGTACGTTTTTCTGCCCTTGTTTTAAGGCTTCAAGGTAACCCTTTTTAATAAGTTCAATCCTGTTTTGGCCGTTTTTTGTTGTAAAGAAAAAAGGATGCGCTTTAACTCCGTTTTTCATGATGTGCCACCACACGGCCTTCCAATCATTCACGCCTTTCTTACTTGCCCACTGCTCAATAGTTTTTTTGCTATTCACTCCACCACTTCCACGCCCCTTAAATTGTGCAGCATAACCTCCAACCCAATTAGGAACACTTACTTTCTTTTTAGTACCAAATTCCATGTAGGCAGCGTAATCTGTCTGAGCAACGAATTCAACGCTAAGTCCTTTTTGTTCGTAGCTGATTGAATTCTTTAACCTTGCAACATATACCGGAGCATCACGCTGCATATCTGCTTTAACTTTTTGCGCCATGTCTGTAATTTCAATCTTCATGGCAGCCTGAGAATTCTTATTAAGCGATTTATAAAAATTCTCAACTTCCTTGAATCCTTTTGTCTCTATAGTTATAAACTTGCTCAACTAATCCGCTGAATTTGAAAAGTATAAAAACGCCTATCTTCCAATTGCCTCCAATAATTTAATATTTCATAAGTTTTACTCTCAATTACTATAACTGTATCTTTTGTTATATGATCCTCTAACGATGTCTTGTAGAAACAAACAAAGTCGCAAAGGTCTGTCATCATATCTTTTCCATCAATAAAAACCCTTGCTCCTCCTGTTCTTGTCATACTTCCACGCGTAGTACAAAGATTGCTGAAACTATCGAAATAGCCTCCGCTACCGTCCTCTGTCTTAGATACGGTCTTAAATGTTGCTATATGCCAAAAGTCACCTAAACGAGCCAAGATTTCAATTTAAATTGTGATAACAACTTTCTTGCCTGTTCGCTCTGAATTCCTGCATCGTTACTTTCCCCTCTGTTATTATACCTCCAAACAACCTCTTCAACAATGGCCTGCTTTAATGATTTAGGAACTTGTAAACCTACGGAAGGGTAACCGGCCGAATAAGTTACTTTTAAATAATCGTACATTGGACTAACAATGTAAGGATACTTACCACCTCTTACAGTGTATTGAGTCACTGTATCACCATCCGCATCAACGATGGCAGTAATTTCATCAACAGGCGCGCCAGGTAGAACAATATTACCGCACTCATTACGAAGTTCGGCTTCGATGGACTTTTCAATGATGGAAATTTCACAGAACCTTTCTACCGCTTCCCTGCAATTGCTAATCAACATAGCAATGAAAGTATCATCATCGTTGAAGTCGTAGTCCGTAGTCGTATCAAATCTCATGTTTAACTGAAATTTGACATCGTCTATGCTAATCGGTTCTGGGCCGGTCTCGGTAAGTACGTTATATCGCGCTTCGTTGTAGTACATTACTTTATTTTCTTTTTGCGTTCAGGTTTCAGCACAGCGGCTTTACTTTCACTGGTTTCTTCGCCATATGGTTCAATTTTATTTTTGTTCAATAGTTCTTTAAACCGTTCTTCACTTATCACAATAACCTCACCAATATTATGATATTGGCGTGTAAACTTATCGATAAATGCGGAAATTATTTTAGCTTTCTTCATAAGTAAAAATTAGGGGAGAGTTACCCCTCCCCTTATTAATTAGGCAACGTTACCAAGGTCTGCGAAGATGGCAGAAGCAGGGAACATCAGGTTTACTTCTTCAAGGCACTCGATACGTGCAGTAATCAAGTTCTTCTGAACGTTGTCAGAATCTTGCTCAAAGAATTCAATCATCAAACCTTCAGCTTCAACGCGCTCGATAAAGTTGTTATCCAGTACCAGTACCTTGTCGTCAGCAATCCAAGGAGCGGCAATGATAGGTACGCCTGAGATGGTCATTGAGCCATTAGGAGCAGTTACCACGCCACCGCTTCCGCTGTAGTACCCGTTAGTATAGGTCAGCTTATTCAAGCGGCCCAACTGAGTAGGATTAACCAAAGCATAAGAGGCATCAAACAGAGCAGTGCGCTGATTAGCGATATAGTCAATCAATGCCTTCACGTCATCAGTTTCTGAAGTGGTAGTTGAGCCAGTTGCAGCACCTGAAACGGTAGTGTAGAAAGCACTGTTCTCAGCCTTGTAAAACTCTCTCAAAAGCATGGTAGGGAGAGTCTGTTGGAAGAAAGGCAAAGACTTAGCCAATTGCTTTGAAAAACGAGCAAAACCAGATACATACTTAGTAACGGTTTTAACCTCTGTCAAATCAAAATCGATTTGAGTCTTAGCGTTTCCTTCAGTTTGTGCGCTGATTGAACCTTCACCGGCTGACTCACGATAATAAGCCTGCACCAAAGTAGAACTATTAGAAGTTCTAATCAAATCACGGAAGTTAGGCATCTGAGAGGGCAGGATGGCGTTGGTGCCATAGTTTACCACGCTATCACCAGTAAGGTTATTGGAGATGGTCATGTTACCAACAGCTTTCAGTTCCATCTTGTAACGGCCACCACCACGAGAAAGGGACTTTGACAAATCAGCCCACTCTTCTTTCACTTGATCAGCAAAAACTTGTCCAAAAGACTTCTTGCTTTCAAATGTCTTAGCAATAGTATTTTGTGCAGCAATTAAAGAATCAAGTGCTTTTTGATTCTTGTCGGCTTCGTCACGCAATACATTAACTGAAGATTTTACTTCGCTCAAGCCAGCCTCAAACTGGGCAGCTTTTTCGTTGAAGCCTTTAACGCCTGCTTCGATGGCTTTCAATTCATTTTCCATTGTTAGAATAGTTTTATTATGTTATCAATCAGTTGCATTTCCTTTGCGTAGTCCGGTACAATGGCCTTGGCCGGTTGTATGGTTTCATTTTGCTGCTGGATGGCTGCAAATAAATTCTTTATACGTTCATTGAGCATTTGTAACCTCATTTCGACAAGTTCAAACGATTCATCGCTAATGTTTCCATTGCGAAGAGTTTTAGTTACAAGCTCAAGGTCTTTGTTTAGTTGTTCTAATTCGCTGTTGGCTTCCTCTTTAGATATGGACTTGCCTGCCGACAAAGTAGGTGTATTTGGATTCGCGCCCCACAAAACAGCGGAACCTTCGTACAGCATTACTTCTTTAATCAGGTTGTAATCGCTTTTTGTTTCTTCCTTAATAGTCCTGAATCCAATTGAATGCTCGGTAATATGTCCGCTCTTGTAGAACTCCAATACATCGTTGCCCCAGGTAGTATTAGGTATATTGGTTACCCCTACCAACATATCACCCTCAACAAATAGCTCACTAAATTTACCTACGGCTGATTTAAGCGAAGGATTATGGTCAGTTAGGTGCCAAATTTGATTTTTTGCTTTAGGACCGCGTTCGTTCAATGTTTTAGTGTATGCGCTTGAGTCGATGACATCCCCGTCAAGGTCTTTGCTGCCCATTTGTGAGATGGCAACTTTTACTCTGCGGTCATTCTCTGATAAATCAATCAGCCCACCGCTGAAATTCTTAGTATTGAAAAAACTCTTCATTTATTGATTGTTTAGCATATTAATTAATCGTTGAGCTGTGCGTGATTGCCTGCGGCTTACTGTGTACGTGCGACCGGCTCCCATGATGGGCTTACCATTGGCATCGCGTTTGATGGAGTATTCCAAGTGGCACCTACAATTTATTGTTTGGTCAGGCGCACCGTTCGGGTCTCCAGGGTAAGCAAGACCTGGCAGGAATTCCTGATTCATGTCTATTTTCTGCGTGTCAAGTTCAAGGTGACTATGACGGGTTCTATTGTCATGCACCGCGACCCACTCCTTCCAAGTAGCGAATCCTGTTTGCTGCGCTCCCATGTTGGCACCGAAGTTGATAGCTCTATTGGATTCTGTTCTTGCAATCATTCGCGCCCTCCATGCAAGAAATTGCGAAGTTTCCACTTGCTGCACCAGCCACTCGATGGAACGGCCTTCGGTAATCATCTGTGCTATTTTTTCTTCAATCATCTTTCTAGTAGTGGCAGTGATAGGCACCACTACTTTATCCATCAAAAATAAACCAAAATAATCGAGTATTTGCTGAGTCCATGTGGCGTTAAAGCCCATGTTTTTTTGCTGCCTTGATTCCTTTCTCAACCGCTGATATACTTCCCCTGCTTTCGCTTTTCCTGCCACAAGATACAACCGCTGAATCACCGGCCCGATATTGGCGTTGATAAGTGTTGTTTGCATCCTGGATTGAGCTACTGAGAAGCCTGAAGATTTGATGTCTGAGGTAAATGACTTTACTTGAGACACTAATGCTTTGAGAATCCTATCGTAAAATAGTTTCTCGTATTTGCGTCTAAACCGTTCATTCTTTCTTATTTTCTCCCTTCTGCTCATAATGTTTTATCAGCTCCCATATTTTCTCGGTCATCATGTGTCTAAGCCCATTTTTATGTATCCTTTTCAACGGGCAGTCTGTTTTTAGTATCGGGATAGTTTCGTTTACTATCTCCTGTATTTTAGCTTGGTTCTCCTGATTCATAATCTATCATTCCGCTGCCGTTCAAGTTGGATTGAATCTGTGCAAGCTGGGTTTCATCCATTGTAGCCAAAAGTTCCTGCAAAGTCACCTTACCACTATCAAATAAGATAAGGTCTTTCGGCAAATCTGCAGGGACATCTAAGTCCATCATCTCGAGCTTGTAAGCCTCAGGTACTGGCAGCTCTTTTACCCATTTCCATTTCTCCGCCTTGTCTTCGTGCAGTTCCTGAAAACAATCAGCATCGAAGTCGATGTAAACATTTTCTCCTTTTAACCCCCAGTCACTTTGCACTTTCTTGTTTAGGTGATCACGTGTAGCAATAAGGTGAGGCATCACACATCGCTGCGTAAGTGCTTTTTCCCCTTCTTTTTGGTTGTTGTAGGTCTTGTTATCAGGGTCATTCAGCAACTGCGAAGGAACGCCCCAAATATTGGCAAGCCTCCTAAGGTCAAGGTCTTCAGCCTTCAAAATATTCAAGTCCACCACTGAATCTCCCACCTTGATGAATCCGACCGGAAAGCCGCTTGTTGCAATCTTACCGCTGTTGGAAGCACCGCTGTATTGAGAGGCCAGCACCTGCTTAACTGCTTTGGCTTGTTCCAAACCTTCCTCAGGTTGGATGCGATCATCGTTTACGTACAAAATACCATCTGCTCCACCGTTTTCAAACTTGGCCGCTGAGGCTGTTTTGGCATAGTTGTTTCGTGTGAGATTCTTCAATGCTGCCTTTAGCGGAGATTGCCCGTAAAGATGTGAGCCCTGCCAATAGTACTCAGGGTTCCAATATTTTTCGTGCATGACTGATTCACGAGTAAAGTTCAGCATCTCCGTAGCCATCAACTTATACCCAACTACTCTATTTGGGAATCCCAATGTTGCCAATATGGTCATGTACTGCGATGGGAGAGCCTGCAGCTCTATGGGTATCCCAGCATTGGCACCTGCATCGAGTAAATTTGCCCACCAAAACTTATTACCGGTCAGCATTTTATAAGCCGCTCCGTTGGCTACAAAATCGCCAAAGGTTTCGTTTTCATTTGGCCACATTAATAACTCCGCCCATCGTCCTGTACGGCTGTTAAAAGTGGTAATTTCTTCAAGCGATTTCTTCCGATACTTTACTGCTTGTTTGTAATCTTTAGCGGCTAAAGCGGCCTTGTATTGCTTCATAGCTGCCTCGTCCACCACTTTATAAAGTTCCCATTCGGGCATTCTTGCTTTTTCAGTTACCAGATTAATCGCAGAGTAAACAATATCGTTTGCGGCGTATCCATTACGAATGTAGTTTTCGGAGGTGTCAGCCATCCAAACAAGGGAGCCGTTTACATAAGCATAAGAGCCGCTTCCTGTTGGAAGAGCTTGTTTGATGTTAAATAATTTGGCTACCGCCTTTTGTATCGAGTTCAACCTACTAATATTTTAAATTTAAATTGCCCCTGTGATGTAAAGATAGCATATCTAAGCGCATCCGATATGTGATCGTTTTCCTTGACAGGTTCGTCCAATACCTTCCCGTTCTTGTCTGTTTTCCACTTGTATGTCTTCAACTCCTTAATCAGGTTCTCCGAATTCCTGGTAATGTAAAGCGGCATTGATTTGACTTTTCGGATTCCTTCTGTTACATCCTTATGCGCTGGCTTCGCATTAAATCCTGCCCTTGTCAGCTCTTCAATTGTCTTAGGCTCCGCGGCATCGCAATAAATAACATCCGCCCTATTAATACCTATTGATTTCAATTTCTCGATTAAGTCACCTGTTGTTAGCTTCGTTTGGTAGATTATTTCCTCCGCATAGTTGGCAACTTCGTAAGTTTCAATCTTGACAAGTGCGCTCGGTACATTGTAACCAAAGTCAAGGCCATAGCAAACCGAACCTTTGGCCGGTAGTTCGTCTGTGACTTTCCAATGGGTATAAATCTGTTCCTGAGAGGTACCCCTAAGCCCAAGGCCAAACACCTGCCACATGAGAGGATCCGCATCCCGGTAGGACTCAATAACCTCAATCTGTTTCTGCGGAAGATTGCTCAAATTGTTTCTATAAGTGCTGTGAATCTTGATAGCATCGTTACCGTCTGCAATGTGATAGCACCAGACATCAAAATCAGAAGGGTTGAGGTCTATAATTACTTTGTTCCTTGTCCTCATGTCGAGCTGATCAAACAAGGCCTTGCTAATCATGTTGGCTTCGTTGACATAAAGTAAATCGCGACCAGGTCCGCGAGCCTTATCAGGATCTTCCAAACCAACAAACTCAATGTAGGACTTATTCTTAAAACTGTAAATTTGGTCAGTCTTATTATGATTTGCCTCAGTGTAAAGTCCCCAAATATCCATGATTTCCAAAAAGTCCCTAAGGGCTCCAGATTTGAGATGTGGCAGGGAACGGCTTACAATTGTTATTTTTTGCTTAGGAACATTACTTGCCCAAGTTATTAGCACTTGAACTGTTGAATAAGTTTTACCTGATCTTGTGCCGCCTTCGTTGACAATGTACCGCTTTTCAGACTCATGTAAAGCCCGATAATTAGCCGTATAAACTGGCGTAACCTTAAACCGCTTTGATAGGCTCGCAGTCATTGTCTATTTCTAATGTGATACCACCGCTCAGAGTGGTGTTGTTGTTTGAGTTAATTTGTTGCAGTGTAAGTCGCTCAAATTCCTCGTCGTTGGCCATTAGTTTGTAAGCAGCAATCTGTAGGGTAGGTTGGTCGCTTTGTATCCAACGATTGCGCATATTAGACTTATATGAAACGCGATTATCCTCTAAAGCCTGTTTTATATTGTCTAATTTATCGAACCCCCAATTGTACAATGATGATCTGTCAGGCTCCACATATTGAGAAATTTCATCAAAAAAAACAAGTTTGTTCTTCTTGATAGCCTCTAAACATTTGTTCAATATCTTATCCCTGTCGTAAGCCATACAACAAAACTACATTAAAAACAAATATTTTACCAAATTAATTTTCTTTAACCTGTCCTTGCTGCACTGTTGGTTCTGGTTTTATAATGCCCAGCCACTTGAGTAATTTTTTAAACATGGTTCAAAGATAAGATAGGGTAGGGTAAGATAGCGAAAAGTTGCATGAAAGATTCAAAAGATTCACCAAAGTTTCACCAAAGATTCAGCATATTTTTTCATAGTACTTTGATTACCAATAAGTTATGTTACAAAGTTTCAAAGATTCAAGATTTCATAGGAAAATATATAAAATTTCAAAGTTTCAAAGTTTCACCTATATATTATATATAATAATAATATAAATAAATTAGTTCTATTATGTTTTTTGAATCTTTGAAACTTTCCTCTGAAACTCAAGCCCACACTACAAAGTAAAGATTCAGCAGGTGAATCTTTCGTGAAACTTTTGAAACTTTGGTGAATCTTAGTAGGTCTTTTCATAGCTACCCCTTGAAATTTGGCTGAATAGTTCTTTTTGGCGATTTATAAACGTTTTAACAGTAGCCTCCTTTATTCCGATACTTTCCCCTATCTCGATGGCTGTCTTCAATTTAAAGGCTTGTGGTAGTTTGCTATAAAGTAACTGCTGTGCAGGTAGCAATTTATCAACTGGGCTTTCAGGTGTGAGTATCTTCATGGCCTTTAGCATATTATCTAAAAAGTACTCAGTTAATCTAATGGATTTCTCCATCGCTCCTTGGGTAATCGTGCAATTTTCACGATAGTTGTAGTCCTCCATAACTTGGATAATAAGAGCAAACCTCAAACAATAGTTTTGATACTTGGCAATAATTCCCTTGATATGATCAGATTGCGAGCTATCATATTTTTTATTTTTAGCATCGTGCCATGTTTTATATAGTTTGTTGGCTTGCTCATTCATGTAGTAAATATATTTCATGCCCTTACGCATCGCTAATAGGCCAAAAATGAAGTTTTTATATCCGTTTAGTATTTCATAAGGAATATTGATTTGCTGCCATTCTTGCTTATTCTGAGGCTGCGGATAAACAAATAGAAACCTATGGAAGAATCCGTTGTGTTCATTTTCGTTTGCTGAAAGTGTGGTAAGTACTCCAGGTTGAACACCTCCGACGATTGTACAAAAAGGCTCATCGACTTTATCAATACCGCGCGATACCCTTTGTACAAGTAATGGCTCACCACTCCAAAGGGATAGCCACTTTTCAAGCTCATCGTTTGTATCGCTGTATTTATTCATTTTCTTAATAAAACCAATAAGCTCATCATTCAGAAGGCAACAACCATACTCATTCACTGCAAGAATCTTTGAAATCATCTCGATGGTACTGTCTCCAATAATTACCTGATAGTATGGCGGTGCTTCTGGTTCAGGTTCTGATTTATTTTTACTTGCTTTATAGTCTTGCAGTTCCTCTTTGTATCGTTCGAGTTCCAATTTATAATGCTTGTAACTTTCAGCATCATATTCCTGAAACGGATTGAATGCCTTATTTAGTGCAGGTGTTTTAGATGCCCCAGGAGGTGCAACAATGGCCATGTATAAAATAGGCTTAACGATGTATCCCTGCATTGCCTCCATCGTGCAAGTATTCCCTATGGCCGTAGAAACTGCTGCCAAAATACCACCGGCCAAATATTCATGCTGTATCACTTGTTTGCTAATAAATAATTGCAAAGCACTTGGGAAGATATCAAAAGGGAATTTTGAGCGGTCTTGTTTTGGTTGTTCTTGTTCAATCGGTTTGGTTATTTCAATATCGTTATGCTCACACAGAAATTTAATTGTTTCAATTGTAGTTATCCAATCTTGTTTTGATTTGTAATAAATGAATCTTGTGGGAGTAAGTATCCAGCTGTGATCGTCCGAACTTATACGACTGTGAAAATTTGGGAAGTCAGTAAAACTTCCACTCATAATTAGTAGCTTTTTTACTTTACCAAAATAAACCTTTGCGGAATAATCAGCAAGTGAACCCTTGCGTAAATAGGCTGCATATTTTTTACGATTATATCTTGGGTTTTTTATAATATACAAATCGATGCTTTCAAGCAATTCATTAAATAGATCATCTGTACATGATAAATCAAATAACAGTGCAAGCTCTTCGTATTCTTTTGGATATTCAATTATAATCGAATCCCTATTTAATTCAATATCATCGTATTCATTAAAGTAAATACACGAAGCACAAAGCATATCGAACTCATCTTGAGTCAGTTCTTCGATATCTGTAAGTTCGTTATGTATTAATTCGTAACCTGGCGTTGGATAGCAAAAAGACAATAGGCCACCTGTATAGATGCTTATTACCTCTCTGTTTTCACTGCTCTTTGCAAGTGGTTTTTTATGTTCAACTTTGCTAAACTTAGAGTAAATATGATAACCTCCGTTCCTTGTTTTCTCTATACAAACTTTCCTTAGTACATCTTCGTTTGTACTTTTAACTATATTTAAGAACTGATTGAATAGTTCCTTATTTTCAGTATTCTTTAAATCAAAATCAAACATGAAATAGGGCGGCTTCATCCTTAATGCAAGGCCATTCATCTTATTCAAGTCCTGCATCCATCGGCTCACATCATTAATAGAATGATATTCTCCTTTATCTTCAATATCTGTTTTGTATTCAGGGAATTTCTCTACGTTCTTTTTATTTATATCCCAATCAACAGGCACAGGGTAAAGCCCCATTTCAAAAAGTTCTGATAGTACTTTGATGTCCATTGTAATTAATTAAAAATCCCGAAGGTTGCCTCTGGTGGAATCGGATGCGCTTGCACCCTCAGAAGCCCCCTCCGGGAATTTCAATAAGTTTTATTTATCGGGATTCCACCTCCGACAGGGCAAAGTTAATTAAAACAAGGTAGTTTGTTTTTTAGTTTCAACTATTGCTGCAAGATTCTTTTTTGCTTGGTCAAAATAAGATTCTTTAAGTTCAAATCCAATTCCTTTTCGGTTCATCTTTACAGCTTGAAATACCTCTGATCCAATACCCATAAATGGAGTGAGTACCGTGTCATTTTCGTTACTATACAAATGTATTGCTTTTTCAATTGTTGGAAGTTGCAAAGGACAAATATGCTTTTCATCGTTTTCATCCCTGCCATTCCTATATCCTTGCAAAGTATCACCGTAATCAATATCCATCCAAACAGGGGAAGCATATTTTTGCCATGTGTCTACATTTATTGTGCATTTCACTGGATCAGTTCTATCGCCATCTTTTCTAAATATTAATAGGTAGTCCGGTATTCCCACTCTGGACATCGTGCTGTCTTTTTTTACTTGTTTATGTAAAAGCCCAAGTGCTTTTGTTCTTTGCATTTCTACAACCGGATCTTTCCAAATTGTAACCCTTGAATGATAAATAAAACCAGCACTTTCGAATGCTTTTAAAATTAACCCACTAAAATCACGCAATCCAATAAAACCTTCTTTTCCTTTTTGTATGGGTAAGTCCATGCAATGTACTGCAACATTTCGGCCTTGTTTTATAACTCTGTACAATTCTTTAATAAGGAAATTAAATTGAGTTAGGAATTCATTGTAATCTTTGCTGTTACCCATATCTTCCAAATGTGATGAATAAGTATAAAGATCAGCGAAAGGAGGTGAAAAAATAGAGAAGCCAACAGTTTCATCTTGAACATCTTTAATCAACTGGATACAATCACCACGCTTTATATTGTAATATTCATTATCGACTTCATCAGTATTGTTAGTTGCTGATTTCAAAATAGTATTATTTAAATTCTGATTTACAGCTTTGCTCATTTCATCTTGCATAAGTTCAAATTGTTTTTGTTTGTTATCTATGCTTTGTTTTACGTTGGACATGGTATCGGTAGTAATCAAATAAATATTAACAGCTTGCTTTTGTCCAAATCTGTATGACCTTCTTATGGCCTGGTACAATCCCTCGAAACTGAAGTCTAAACTTGCAAATATTTGATTATTGCAATTTTGATAGTTAAGGCCAAATGAAGCTATTTTAGTTTTAGTAATCAATACCCTAAATTGATTATTTGCGAATCCAAGCAGCATCTTTTCTTTGTATTCATTACTATCTGATCCTTTTACTTCAATTGCCTCAGGGATTAGTTTTTTTAATAACTCACCTTCTTCATTTTGCTTTATCCATATAATAAAGTTATCGGTTGAGTTATTTACAATTTTCGCAACTTCATCGAGTCGCTCAATTTTAGTAAATCGAAGCTCTTGATTAAAGTTAGTCGCTGAAATTATAGCATCGTTGAATAAGAGGCCGTTATCTCGTTTTTTGGTTATTATTTGTTTTTCAATAAGATTCAATGATGGCAAATCGTAATCTTGCATCTGAAATCCAATATCGTTAGGCTTATTTAACATGATTGACCAGGTGCCAACAAATTGATAAAATAATTTTACAGCATGTCCTTTTAATCTCCACTTTGAGGTCTCACCGCCATCATGGACAAAATACATTGCAAGCATTTCATTGCGACCCATGACGTCTAAGAACTCGGCATGATTGCCAAGCTCCATAGGATCGTTAGGGGATGGAGTGGCTGTACAAGCTAATTTGTAAGGAGTCAATTTAAATAAGTCTATTATCTTCTTTTTAGTCTCACCTTCAAAATTTTTCAATATAGAAGATTCATCCAAAACAATCCCTGAGTACTTTTGGCTTTCTATGTTATCTAACTGCTCATAATTGTTTATTTCTATGCCATCAATTGGAATCTTAAATTTAATAGCCTCGTTAATTGTTTGTCCTTTTACTGCTAAAGGTGCTAAAATCAAAATAGTCTTATTTGTATGCTTGTAAACTTGATGCGCCCATTCAAGTTGCATCAAAGTTTTCCCAAGTCCGCAATCAGCAAATATTGCATACTTTCCAGCCTTTAAGGCTCTTTTTACAATAAACTTTTGAAATTCAAATAAGTTAGGATTCAACTCACCGACATCGAATCCTGAATAAACATGAGCTTTCCGCTTACTTTCCAAAAATTGATTATAGTCCATAAAATAAAAAATCCCCACCAGATGCGAGCTGATGGGGTTATTGCATGATGAATGCAAATAAAGTGCAACGGCTCGCATTCGTTGCTCTTTATCGTTTTACAAATTTACAACTTTATCATAAATCTCAAAGAAATCTTCAGGACTGACACAGAACTCATAAATACCGCCAGCTTTGCGTTCCCTTTGCTGCTCGAGTAACTGATGTTCGGATGGCCGGTCTTTACCTATTTTGATTTCAAGCATAACACTTCTGCCATTGATTGTTGCGCTAATATCCGCAGTTCCTTTCCTCGTAGTGCTTCGCATCCATTTCTTAGTACTAAGCACAGCACCTGATGCTGTCTTTTCCACGCTATCTACTAACCGGCCGCTTACATTAATCCTTGTCGCCCTGAATCCTTGCCATGTCAAATAATTAATGATGAAAATAGTCAGTCCGTTTGCTTTCGCCACTACAGGCATCTTAGCAGGTGTGTAATGACCGTTTCTGTAAGCATTGGGATATTGCTCCTTAAAGTAGTTTTCATGCGCCTGTAGGTAGCGTTCTTTTGTCATAATAGTTACTTGCAAGTTTAAGGTGATTATCGGTAAGCTTTAGGATGTCAAAATAAATATCATTCAAGGTTGATGGCTTCACCCATGATCTTGATTTAAGCCAGGTAAATAGATGCTCTTTATTGATAAATTCACCCCAGTGAGCCTCAAACATTACACCTTTGAATTTGTAGATGCGGACAATTCCAAACTTGTCGATATCGTATAATTTTTGCATGGTTTTCTATTTATAGTGTAGCAATGTGGACAGATTGGAAGGGATTCCTTGCGGCCTGCAATTGTTTGTGTGAATAGTTTGTTGCAGTTTCTACACTTGATCCACTTAGCAGTTATTTTCATTTTATTAGTTTTAAAATTGCAGCCAGTAGAAACGGGCCGCCTGTTTACCTATATAACCACATGAAAAGTTAATATCAAAAGGGTAAATTTTCAAAGTCGTTATATGCCTTACTATCAAACTTACTTCCTCCAATTATAAAAGTTTGTTCAATTTCTTTTTTATCAGCTTCTTTTAAATTTGCAATATAAATCTTAGATTCTTTTGCTTCTCTTTGTTCTTTAGTTTGACTAATTTGAATAGAAGCTATATTTCCATATTGGTCTGGCTCTTTATTTATAATTTCTCCTCTTATCCATGTAGCAATATTTAGCCAAATATTACCGTTTTTATCTTTTCTTAATAATTCTTTTGGAATTTTTGTGAGGTTAATACCTCCAGTTAATAGTGTATTCATAAAATTTAAAGCCCGCGTTACCCAGCGAGTGAGGGTTAGCTGTGGGAGCAGGACTCGAACCTGCATTAAACCTTTGTTAGTGCGTAGCAATAGTACTCTTGCTTATTTATCTGCGCCACCAGCGTCTACCGCGACCGGGTAACCCGATCCTTCCGCCATCCCACAATTTTATAATTTACTCAAATCTTCTTTCAATCTTATTAAAAAATTCTCATCCCCATCATCACCTGATAAAAACCAATCTATCCGCTGGGCATAGATTTGCGCTTGTTTTAATAGCAATAAACCTTCTTTAAACTTGTCTAATATTTCTGTAGGGTATTCTATATGATACAAATCTTCAGGGTATTTTTTATACCAATTTGGGTCTCTATATCCTTCATCATTTAGCTCTTCTTTTGTTTTCTTACGACCATTCCGCTCAATAATCTCCTCAATCGATTCGATTATTTCGGTTATTTGGTATTGGTTGTAGTTGAAATATCCACCGCTCATAATTTTTCTATTTCTTTTTTAACAGCATACCAATAATAAGCATTTTCTTGTGTTTGCCAATTTAACAATAATATTTCATCTATTGATACTAATGTACATTGTTTAACTACATCATTATCATGTGGTAAGTATTCATCTGATAAATGATGTTGAATTCTACTATAAAACTTACTATATAAATCAATAGATTTTTCTTTTGGTGTCATGGTTTAAAGCTTGGTACTTCAATATCAAAAGAATATAGACATATACGCTCTGCGTGATTAGACATACCTATAGTGTAATTCTCTTGGTATCTCTTATCTTCCGCTGGATCATTGGCAAACATCACACCATTAGTATTCCACCATATGCACGTGTTCAGGGTTTTCTTGGTAGAGATTGCAACCTCCTTTGCTTCCACTCTTTTGATTTCTATATCCTTTAGTATCATTGTTATTTGTTATATTTTTGGTTGTAATACTGTTCCCCAAGCGTGGGATATACACTATTGCTATACTCAAAATTAGAGTCAACAGCTTTTATTATCTGCTCTTTCTCTATTTGTTTAGCCTCAGCAATTACTTCTTTTGGTATCTCAATACGGAAATCATTCCATGAGTATTCATTTACTTTTTGAAGTAACCATTCTACTGCTGTTATCATATTAAAATTTTTTCATATCGTTTACATCAACGAAATGGTCTTATAAATTATCTCATCGAGCATAACCTCGAACTATTCGGAAATTCCGGATGGTTTAACAGTAGCGAATTAGCCACCTTTTTAAGTTGCCGTCTGTTCCGAGCTGTCAGCGTTCTATGTCTAATGGAAGTTGATGCGCCTATACCAATTTTCTTACTTCAAAGTAACCGCCACAGTCGTGGTACTTGTTTTAGATGGCGGATAGATAGTTATTATTTCCCCGGTCTCCGATTGCAGCACTTCCAGACCTTCAATCGGGATTGTCTTAATAAACGCCTCACGCTTTTTTATTTGCTCATTAAGCGCATCCAATTGCGTGTATAGTGCCAACAATTCAAGGTCACCGCACTTGCTATAATCGTATCGCACGCCTGTTTCGCGGATATCTAATGTAGCGTTGAATCTCTCATGCTTTTTTCCGTACTTACTGGCCTCGGTAATTACGGCATCCTTAAAATCTTTGTTGGAAGTGATGGCCTTGATAATTTCTTCCATGCACTTAAGCGTGATAAGTACTTTTTCAGGATCTTCATTGCCTTCGGTGATGCGATTGATAACATCGCGCACGAAGTAACTGCGCTCTTCTTTGTTGGTGTAAAACAGCGCGAGCGCGCTGGTAGTTGTTATTTCACTCATGTGTTATAATTTAGGTTTGATAAAGATAGACAATATCATTGCTGCATCATCCGACAGCGCGAAAAATCCTTCTTCAATATATGATACTATTGTGATACCCACAATATTTCCGGGCATCTTCTCAGCTGTGAGGCTGCACTGCTCATCCCTGATAAGCAGCACTTTGTCATTGAGAGTTATTTCCTGATTCATTCGGATTCAATTTCAAAGGTTACTTCACCGCCATGACTATGGACGGCTGCGGCTAAATTTTCAAGTGCTTGCTTTTGGTCAGGTGTGAGGCTGAAAGAATCAATGCACTTTTGCGCTACTTCCAAATCACCAGCATTGATGCGTTCAATTGCTTTCTTGTACTGAGCCTCGGTTATTTCTGGCTTAGCTTCGGCAAAGTCCATTTCCTCAGGAACGTAAACAGGCTGTTCGTAGATGTCAGGAGTGTACCACTTTACTCCGTTACTTATGGCGCGAGCGAAAAGCATATTTCTTGGGAATTTGTCTAAGTTCTTAGTACCGGCCTTTCGGGCATCTTCGATGGTGAAGGTCGAAGTACCCAACGTTTTATTCCCTTGTTTGAATTCGATGGAGCAAATCTTGTCATCGTGTTCAATTACGTTGTAGTCGTACTTGCCGAATGACTTAACCCTTGCCGCCATCAAACCAGCACCTACGACAGGCTTTCCCTGGATTATATGAATGCCGTTCATCGCGGCCATTGGGCTGATGCCCATCTCTTGACCTGCAATAATCTTAACCACTGCTTGGTGGACGGATTTGATATCGGAGAATAAACCGCTACGGAAAAATACTTCGCCAATACTTAGCGCATCTTGTGCGCTTTTTACAATTTCTTGTTTCATGTGTTTTAGTTTATAATGGTAATATTTTCAACTGTGCCAAGATATTCGTATGTCCAGGCCCATGTTGGGTAAAGCAATACTAATTTCAGATAAGCCTTGTGGTCATCTTCAGCGGTTATAACAGCTGCACCGCTGTTTTTAGAGACAAATAGGTATTTATTCATATCGTTTCTAATTGATTATAAGGTAAAAAGTAACTAAGCTCAAACAAGCCTGCAAATCTTGTTTTTATTGACTCAGGCAGAATAAGGTAGTGATCTGAGTTGATTATAATTTTTTTTGGAGTGCGCAGGAACTTAAGGGTGTAATCACCGATAAGTTGGTGAATGGTGGATTCAGTTATCATCGGTTAGCTCTTTATGTGTTATTATTAGGCCACCTACTAATAAAATGCAAAGTGGTATTATTAAATGCATAGTCCTAATATTACCAGCACAGCGGCTGCGATGAGTAAAGCGATGTCTCTGCGTGTGGGAGTGTATTCGGGTTCTACCTCGAATTTCCACTGGATGTTTTCGTTTTTTTTCATGTGTTATAGTTTGATGATGTAAATATATAAAGCTTTATTTTATAAAACAAATTTATTTTTCACTATCCACAAAAAGTATTTCCTCCCCCGCAATTATCTTATCCATTATCAGCTCAATCACCTCACGCTGTGGCGGATTAAGTAACCTGATCCGGTCTACTATGGCATCCACTACAAGCACATCGCTTTCAATCTCATCACGGACGGCACTGCGCACATCGTCAGGGAATAGGATGCTACTCTTAAAGTCGTTCAAGATGTAGTCCAGACGGTTTATATAATTCTTTAAAATAGGTTTCTTTAATGCCCGGTTAAAGTCCTCAGCAAATTCCTTGGCCTTTTTTACGTTGTGCAGGAATGCAACGAGTGAGGTACTGTTCATATTAAAATTTATAATAAGGATCATGTTCAAAATAGATAGAACTATCGCGCTTGTCCTGAATATCCTTGTTGCTGCAAGTGATACAAATATCTCGCTTGTTGTCGCTTTTGCCATAGTAACTGGCAAGCGAGCGGTCAATCTTGCACACTGTGCAAACCTTTGTCGCTCCGTTGTATTTTCGACTATTTCGTTCATGTGCTACGCAGTCATAACAAGTAGATGAATAGCCGTCTTTATTTTGCGGTGCTACTTGGTACCTCTCGTAGTCCTTTAGTTTATGGCAGCGGATGCATTGTTTCATTTAAATCGTTTTATTTCGTTATCTACAATAATTGCCAGGATCAGCACACCAACGAAGGCACATAGGGATAGGATAAAGCTAATTTTCAGCATCTTTTGTATGTTTAATGTTGTGGTTATTTTCTATTTTAATAATCGTATTTATTACAGCATCTAAACATTCTAATTCAGCTATTATATTAGATTTTTCTTGCCTCAAGACTTGCATTTTATCTTTTAGCTCTTTTATTATTGTTTCAATTTTTGTCAACATCTTCAATGATTTTAGCAAGTTTAAACAATTTGTTTTCGCGCCACTTGGCAATCTCATTTTTGACATCGAACAGGAAAACCATTTGCTCCATCATAATTAGCACGTCTGCTATTTCCTCACGTATATTATCCTCGTTG